CCCGATGAACCACCTGAATTAGAACAACCTTTATGGTATAGAGGGAAGTATGCTAAGAAATTGGTCGTTGACGGCCTATGCTGGATTTGTACTATTTCGGAAGATGGAAAAATTATTAAAAGATTAAATGTTGGAACAGACCCCAAAGACCATCCCATTGTGTCGGTAGGAATTCTAAATGGAACTATGCATAGTGATGCAGTGGAGTTTAAGGTTATTCCCAGGATTATGATTAATACAGATGTCAAATACTATTATGGAGATGCTGAATTACACTTTTTACAGTTTCCATACACTAGTGTCTACACGATAGCTCACACGATCAATCCATATATAAGCACAACAGAATTTGGACACAGCGAGTGCAAAACTTATATAGGATTAAACGATAAAATGCGAATGGATGTAGCAGGAAACGCTATAGAATATGTAAATCCTATAATTTATCTTGAGCCCGATGCTTTGTCTGTATCTACACATAGTAAGATTTACGGCCACTTTAAATATATCACTATCAACCAAGCTACTATTTACGAACAAGAAGGTACGATTTATCAACAATACAGATTATTTAGAATCTTACCAGCATTAGATGATGACATATTTACATATAAAACTGTTAGATTTATGAATGACCCAAATATACAAATAAGGTCAGGCAATTATCACATAAGTAGCTCATATACGCAACAAACATTAGGAGATATGACATTCACAGAAGATCTAGTAGTAAACGTTAAAGAAGTTAATAAATATATACCAAAATACATAAAAACTGATTTTTCAGAAAAGGATGTGGTAAATAAATTCAGGAATGCAATGGCTGCAAGTGGGTTTACTGAAGAACGAATGAAAATTGAAATTGCAGCTCTTGTATGTGCCCACGCAGTAACTAGTACTATTGCACTCACAGTAAGAAATAATAGAACTACAGCATTGTACAAGAAAATAATGATAGAACAATCTAACTATAAAAATTCGACCAACATATTTAAGCAGATATTATACTGGTTGTACTACTCTGAATATTACAAATACCAATTATTTATAGAAAATAACAATAATAGCAATGAGACTACATATATTAAGATTGTCAAGAATTTGAGAGCTACTCTTACCTACTACTTTCCCAGAAGAACTATTATTATAGTAGCTATTGTAAGATTATTTTACGGACAAGACGCTTTCTTAATGTTTATGTGTGGTGTTACTTTACATATGATGTATCAAGCATTGGCAAAAAATACTTATTTAAAAGAAGATAAAATCGAACCTAAAATAAGATGCTTCACGACTGCTTCTGCACCTAATAGACAACTAGATGAAGTGGAAGCTACAGGTTTTTCAAAAGAAGTAAGTTTCAACAATGGAGACATAAATTTCAATGAAATATCCAAACGCATCATGCCTGTAATAATAGACCAACAAGACGCAGATGAACGTATTAAGATATACCAAAAAGGTCCTATCTTTAAATATTTTTACCCCAATGCTTATCAAACAAATGATAGAAATTTACTAATTGCAGTGAATAGATTTTATCTACCAACTCCTGTACCTGATGAAGCCAAGACTTTGTTATTTATAAAATTTTTTGAGAAAGAAATGAACGATTTCATACAAGGTCTACCTTATATAGAAGTTAACATACTAGATTGGTACAAAAATCAAAAGAAAGATGTTAAAGAAAAATTTTCTAAAAATATTTTTCCCCACTTAAGCAAGATGCCTATTTTCAGTTTATTTGTCAAAAGCGATGAAATTATAAATTGCTATTTAAAAGTAACAAGACCTAGATTAATACACGCACCTAGCTCAGAATCTAAGATAGTAGGTGCTTTCTTCTTTTGGTTAGCCAAGCAATATAAGAATCGATACTATTGGTATGTTAGTGGAAAGAATTGGCAAGAACAAAGTGCATTAGAATCCCAAATAATAGAAGCTCTTGGAGGAATAGATGAAGTAGAATTTTTCAATGGTGATTTAACAAGCTGCGATGCCACAAGACATTATTCATTGATGCTACACACAGATGAAGAACACAATAAGAAACTAATTGAATATGCACCTGTAGAATTTGCTAAAGATTATGAAGAATTAAAGAAATTATGTAAAGCAGGTTCCACATGTTATTTCTCAATTTTGGGAGAAACATACAGTGCTTCAGTATACGGGAGGCTAAATTCAGGAAAATCTAATACGTCATTAAGTAATACTCTTGCTGTAGGTATGAAAGTCAGTTATGCTGCCGAAAAAGTAGGTTTAGTAGAGGTAAAGTACTGTGTAGAAACCAAGGAAATAGATGGTATGGGTGCTCACTATGGCAAAATAAATGCAGGAGATGACTTCTCTGCTATTATCAAAAAGAAATGTGCCGTAGCTTTTATAGAAGCTATGAAATACATCAGTACCAAAGGTGAAGATGGTGGATTAGGAATTATCATTAAAAATGAAATAATTATGAGCAAACACTTAGAATTTTGTTCAAGGTTATCATTTCAGAGAGAGGATGGAACTAGAAGAATAATGAGAGATCCCAAACGATTTTTCTGCTCTACACCATATAGCTTATCTATTAAGAGGACTCAGAGATATGAATATATAGAATTAGACAGCAAGGTTCTTGCATGGGCAGAAGGGATGTGCATGAAAGCTTGGTGCCAAAAGCTGCCCATCTTTGATGCATATGCAGATGTACTCATTAGACTAGGAACACCAATGAATAGTGAAAATTTTGAAACTTATAAGCGTAGAGAGAAAGAGGAAAGGGTTTTTACAGATATTAAAGATTCAG